CATATAGTCACGCTGACTTGGATCTTTCTTATGCTGCCTTTGCTCATATTTCTTCTACGAGTAAGGGCAACGCTACTGTATGTTGGAGAGTCCTTGGGTGAATAAAGATCGTCTTTATCTCACAATCACTCTTGGCATATTCTTCCTACTTGACATTGCCATAGTAGTTGGACTATTATGGCACGGTAAGGCAAACTTCACAGAATTGATCAAACATCTCAAATGAAAAAGTTTCTTCCTATTCTTTTCCTGCTGTGTTCTTCCCCAGTATTTGCACAGACTCAGACTGTTGTTCAGAAGAAAGAGTATCGTCCATTTCGATATGAAACTCCCTGTGCCCTAGAAACAAAACAAGAGTTTCAGATGGATGAATGTATTGTGATTGAGACTCGTGAAAGTAGTGGAGCACTTCGCACTCGTAACATTTATTCCAATCGTTTTCAATTGACTATTAAGGGACGATTTGATAAAGAGAAAGGATATATGACCTGGGACAGTCACAACAAATATGAATATAAGTGGGAATATAAAGTTGGTGGTGTTGATGGACTTGGTACCTGGACCTATGTGATGCCTGGTATTCTGTTGCAAAATGTAAGTTGGGATTGAAAACAAAAATGACTGAAATATCTGTAAATCTAAATGTGCAGGAGATAGGAGTAATCCTATCAGCACTTCAAAATCTTGAAGTTGCAGATGAAAATCGGATCGCCAGAGAGTATGGAAGTGCCCCAGCACTTTATAATAAACTCTATTCGCTCTGGGAGCGGATGGACACTTCGCAAACTGGACTACGGTACGATGTGGTGCCCTCCTTCTGACCTATAATACAAAGGTAATCAAGGGAACACTTGTGAAACGACCCATCACCTTCACCTCTGGTCAACTCCTAGATCTTATCTCTCTTCTAGAAGAAAAGGAGGATGCCCTGTACGATGCGGATGACAAGGCACTCTCCATCTACTATATGCAAATGGGAGTACAGTTTCAACGTATGTACGATCTTCTGCAAGGTCTTCCTGGTGAAAAGCGTGTTGCCAACCTGATTGTTTCTTCATCTGATTCCGAATGAAAACATCCTACTGGTTTCTTTTGATCATCGGCATTCTGATGTGGAATGGACTATTAATCAAACGTGATCAAGAAATGTTCAAGGCATATGATAGAGTGTGTGCCGAACTCTCCTCACCTCATCCAGACTGCCAAAAATCAAAATGAACGACGAAGACATCACACAGTTTATGAACGCTTTTGAGGATTTTATGCAACACGCAGAGGTTGAACAGTTTAATCACGAAGCCTGGACTTCTGCTCAGGCATACACCGAAAACTTCTATGAGCAGAAAGCGGCAGAACTAGAGATCACGGTTGATTACTACATTCAGGAGTTTCTGTGATGGACGAAAAAATGAAATTGATTCTGGCACTTCAACAGACAGAGAACATTTATAATCTTCTGCAGGACAATCAATTTGCTGGTTTTTTTGCTTCTCACCTTCTGCCTATTAAGTTTGAAATTGAAAGACAAGTTTCCTGCTTGACAGGATACAACAAATACACTAAAATTAAGGAGTAATTTACACAAACAAATGAAGTATCTTTACATTGTTGACTACTGGGTTCCTTTTCCTTCTTCTGAGTATGGTGGACTGATCAATCTGATTGCCGAATCCGATACCGAGGCATTTGAGATTCTTGCAAAGGAGCAACAGTTTGATGATCGATATACTGATCGCATTATGGAACGAGTGGTGAATGCACAGAAATTTGCCCTGGTTGAGGCATATGAATCTGGTATTCTTGAGGCATTCACGACGTGATCTTTGAGTTTCCCCACACTGCACCAGAAGGTTATTCCTATGAGCAAGTTTCATTTAAACGTAATGTTGTTGCAATCTGGATTCATAATCATTATGAGTTTAGTTACAATAATGGTGGGACTGTTGCTAGCATCTGGGGATTCTACAATCTCAAAACCAAGTGCTACCACTCTCCAGTCAATGCCAAGACCGTAGGTGATCAAGTGAACATAGTGAATACGACTCCATATTCTGCAATGATTCCAAAACTCACTCCACTTCAATCCGCATTCTTATGAGGTTCGATCCACAAATCAATGATTATGTGACCTGGTCCAAGGGAGTTGAGGGATGGGTATACTTCAAATGCGGAGAGTATGTTACAATAGAAACTTCAACGACGATCAAGGACACTGAGAACTATGAGCATTGTCCCATACATAAAAAAACCAGAGTTTTAGTTCTCTGCTTCCGCTCACAATGGGACGAATTAGTATATGTCAAAACAAGAGCATCCAAATACGAAGAATAAGACCTTCTGGCGCTGGTGGGCAAAGGCACTAGGTGAGAAGGCATCAAAATGTGATAAAGAATCAGATCGAATCGCAATCATTCGCACTCTTATCTTTATCACCTACCTAATCACCAATGTTTTTATTGTTGCTGGTGTGATTCGACACTGGAATAAAGAAACTCATATTCAAATTTATCTACCGTCCGATATCAATCAGATTCAGATGTGATTATAATGAATCGAAATAGATGTTGAATGAGACTGAAATCCTATCCTCTTCCGTCTGATTCGAAGTCACATAATGCCACAGACATCCTGGCATTATGTAAAGTCTTCCTGCATCGGCATTCAGACTAAAAGTATTCGAATTCCTAAACAACCTACTATATTCCATTCCGTCTTTTCTTAATAGAGTCAGAGTTCCCGAATCTTCTGGTATTGAGATATAGTATATTCCAATCAAATCGGCACTATAATGAGTGTGAACTAAATTATAATCGTGCGCCTTATTGATATTAATCCACCAGGATGATGATTTAAAAGATCCATTATTACCAGCAATATCTTGAGAGAAGTTTCTTAGACAGTCATTCAATTTGTTAAGTTCATTGTACCGAGTATCATCATTATCAAACACTGGAGACTGATATCCATTCATATTTGATTTCTGTTCACTCTCATAATTGCCCTTAATCTCATAGACTTCTTTTTCCAATTCTTTCAGACTTACATCTGGAATACAAGACCAGATAAAACTTGGAAAGATCGTGTCCTTTAATACTTGATTGTAATTACCCATAATACCAATACAGTCCTCTCCAACTAAAACGACCAGGATTTCTTAAACTCTTAAACAGACCAGTACCCTTACTACCTCCACCTAATTCTCTACAGGCATCGGCAATACTTTCAAAACGGGGACCAATGTTGCCTGTTCCCTTATGTATGCCAAATATAGATTTCTTCTTATTCTTCTCTTCTAATACTTTCCATTTATATCCATAGCATTTATATCCATTACGGGCACAGTATAATAGATTCGAATTTCTGTTTCTATTTCCCGATACTTCTTCTGCAGCATCCCTAATTGTATTCCATTCTTTGATCTCACCTGTTTCTACATTTGTTCCTTGTATTCTTAGACCAGAGTGTTTACCATTACCTCTCTGTTCTTCCTCAATAGTACGGAATGCTTCCTGACCACTATACTTCGGTGGTATTTCTTTCTGTATGATTTCTTCTTCTTCCTCCTCCTCTTCATACTCTACAAAGTTATATCCTTCACCATATGTGTATGTGTTGTGATGATTCTTCCAATACTCTTCTTTCTCATCTAATAGTCTTTCATCACATTCATCTATCTCTCTGATATTGAACTTATGTAATCCGAATTGACGAAAGGCACGGTATAATGGATCATTGGACATTCTGTTCGCTGCCTGTATGTGTGCCTGCCAGACTCTGTTCATTGTCTGAGTTGATTGACCCACAAACTTATAACCATTCTCTTTATTGGTAATGAGATAGATGATGCCTCTTGCCATATGCGTTTTTAGGCGTTTTTTCTTATATAGTAGACTACGCTAATAAAAAAACAGTATTTTTAGATACTGTGAGTTTTAAGAATGTTAGAAAAAATGTATTATAGAGAGATATAATGATATTGTTATATTCGTATAAATGTTTAATATCTTATGAATGCCCGATCTTATGAATAAATGCTGATTCTTATTGCAGCCTTTGCCAGCATAGCATAAGGATCGGAGTTTGTCAAGTCCCACCCCCGCCGAAATGCTCCCAGACCCACACAGGATCTCGGCGAGATTATACGATCTTATAATGTTAGCGTTATAACATATTTCTAGGCGAGAATTACTATATAATATCGTACTTATATAATCTCGTCGAGATCGGAGCACGGCAACGGACTTGCAATCTCGACGAGTTTACGCTATAATATCAACAGTTACACAATCTCGACGAGTTTTATGTACGACGATTACGATCTCGACTATACGTTCACCAACGATTATAATCTCGACGAGGATACATATGCCGAACTAGGCGCACAAGATCTCGACGAGGATTATGTACGTTGCGGGCAAGATTACCAGGATCTTGCGTATCGCCACTACGCATGATATAATACCACAACCAACGCACGAGATTCTTATGCCAATCGCACAGAAACGCCTTGTACGAGTTACACTAGACATCATGTGTTATGATGATCTAGATGTAGAGGATATTGATTGGAAAGATCTTCTAGATCTGGAAGGTGGGGAGGAAGTATACTCTACCGTCAAGGAGATCGATCCTTTCTGAATCTTGTGCCAGTTTGGAGATTGGCACATCTATTATAATATTATATCGCAGTATAACGATGGCGTTATGTGCCAATTGGAGAACTGGCACAAGATTCCCCCAAACCTGGTTCGGATGGGTTATATTACATTCGTTCGGCACAAATCCCCGATGATTTTCCTCACTCTGCCCCATTACGGTTGTGTATTCACTCTCTCCCAAGAAGACGGGAATGAGTTATATTATGCTCCGATCTATTCGAATGGTAGTGTTAACCTTGAGGAATTCGCTCCTGTAGATCTTGATTCTGCAGATATGGATGAAATGGAACTATTTGACATCCGCAACCGCCTGGTGGAGATGTGCCAGATCTGAAACTGGCACAAGGGTGGTTGCGGATCCGCTGCCGCCCTGTTATATTACATTCGTTCCTGAGAAACCCGATGATCATCGACTTCAACGACTGCCTTCGGCGTAACTTTGAGATCTTGCAAGATGTTTGTGCTCACCGTGTTGAAATGGCGAACTTCGTTCTAAACTTCCAGTGTGAAGAA